GTTGCATTGCTTCCACGAGTTTGTCAAAGATCTTCTTACCGAACTTGTAGAGGAAGACGCGACCCTCGTTCTCAGGGTGAGCGGGATCGGTAACAACATAGATGTTGCTGTAGTAAGAGAGTTTACGTTTTTGAGCACGAGCGATCTCTTTATCGCTATCACGACCACTGTTCCACAGTTCGCGATTCAGTTCACCGACAGGATCATCCTTGCCGAGAGTGGTGAGAGAGTTCTCAATGTACCACTGTCCACCAGGACCTTTGAAAGCATGACTCCAGACCTTCGCCCAAGGCATTTCTTCGCCATCGGGAGCAGGGAGGAATCGGATGACTGCGTAACCGTTACCAGACTTGTCCAGTTCAGGTTTCCAGAAACGCTCGTCGGCAGAAGAACCAGCAGCAGGCTGATTCAGTTTATCAATCTCACGGGTGAGTTTTGCAAAGGTGTCACCCTTAGAGGACGCCTTCTTGAGAGAGGCAAAAGACATGTTCGTATTCTCCGTATTGAATGTGTGTTTTGTGTGCTACTGGGTTATCGTAGCATACTATTTAGTCGTCGTCAACCTCGCGTCGTGCCGCTTGTTCGAGTGTCATAACCATTGCATCCATACACTCAGCGAGGTCCCGATACCCAAACGCATTTGATAGTGCGTTGATTCGGGTTTTCATGTCTGCTGCTTCAGAATCCTCCGATGCAGCAAGGCATAGTCTACCATAAAAAGTCTTCTGTTTGTCGATCAATGCCTTACAATCTTCGATATGATCTAACTTTTCTTGCCTGTTCATAGCAGCAAGTTGAGAAGTCATCGATGCGACTTCTTGATATGTGTCAAAGATATCTTTCAAATTATCTTGAACTTGTTCCGACTGAAAAAAATTACTCATAACTTCGTCCGTATAACTGTTAATATCACCTGTTTGTACTTGGAACAATCAACATTCAAAAAAGGTTTATAGTTTAATACTCTTCTCCTAACTTCTTTCCAAATAGGATCAGACAATTTCTTATCAAACTTCCCAATATATTTTAAACAAGTTTCAAATACAACTAATGTTTCTAATGATATCTCTCCAGAAAGATAATGTCTGATGAGAGGTGGGTGTGATCCATCCTTGACTTCAAAGATTTTGTCAAACTTATCTTGATAAGGTGCTTCAAAGTATGTGAGCAGGAGATCAACGTCCTGTCTAAATTTATAACAGAACGATTCTTGAAGAGTTTTCCATCGTTCGTAATTACCGTCACTAAAGGACTTGATGTAACCTGCAGGATCAACCATAAAATTAGCGACAAAGTAATTCAAGATTTGATCCTGATCATACTTTGTCGCTAATTTTTTGAAAAAATAACGATCGCGGCGTTGTTCAAATGCTTTTTCAGAAGCATTTACTTTGCCTCTGTATTTTACATAATCATAGTGCTCTTTAGTGAAGTGCATCCGTAATGAAAGATACGTCTTATACACTTCAAATCCAGTCACAATGGCAGAACTCCTTTAGATCGTTTCTTCATATAGTTTAGACGCTCTGCTTCATGGCGCAAGCGTTCTTTTAGAGGTTTAGTCATCAATTTAGGAACAGTCTCTAATTCAATCTCATTCTCTTGACAGTAAGTTACCACTGCTTCAATGTAAGAAATGAGACCGTTACTGCGTTTCACCAAACGTTCAATCTCCATCGAGAATTTGGTAGGTGTGAGAAACTTGTCCTCTAAATTTTTTTCAGGCATGGACTTTTCCCCTGACGAATTCCTCGATATAGGATTTAAGTAATTGTAAATAGTCATCAAGATTGTACTTCTGAAATACTTGAATAGTTCCCTCTTCGGTGGCGATAAGTGTGACAATTTTTTGTACCTCTAAACCTGAACGCTCAAGGAACATCGCTGCATATGCAGTCTCTTGCACAAAATAATGCTCGATGTGATCTTCCTTCTTTTCTTTAGTCGAAGTTTTGAAATCGATTACTGCCAACTCGCCATCAAATTCAGCAATACAGTCTACACGACCAGCTAAACCGAGATAGTGAGAGTATAAGAAAGTCTCTAGACAGTGAATGTTATTAATACGGTCTAGCGTAGACTTTGCTGATTGAAACATTCTAACAGACAATGGATTATTTTCCAAATATTTGTTGATGTCTAGGGTATCTTTGAAATAATCTTCTGCAAGTGCGTGAAAGGCAGTGCCTCTCTGTGTTGCTCTAGCAGTAATTCGATTTGCTTCTGTTTCACCAATACGAGCTCTCCACTTTTGGAAGAACTGAGCGTTCTTAAACGATGTGATAGAAGTAACACTTGGATAATATTTATCCGCCCCAGGAATAGGGTAAAATCGTGTGCCATCTTTGCTCACAGGTTCGACCTCAACATGTTCATTGAGGACGACATCAACAAAATTAAACATTAGAAACCTAAATTATATTTGGTCAGCAAATAAGATTTGACAAGACCAGAACGAACGATATCCTCAATACCGAATTCTACACAAGTAAACTCACGCATACTCTGCAGAATTTTAATGAAGTCTGCAATACCAGACTTCTCATTCTCTTTAACAAGATCAGTCTGGGTGATGTCACCACACAACATGATCTTAGAGTCTTCACCGATACGAGTAATCATCGAATCAAGTTCGTGGAAGTTCAAGTTACTGAACTCGTCAACAATGACAATACAGTTGTCCATCGTGACACCACGAATGAAACTGGTAGACCAAAAACTAATAGTTTCTTGTGCTCTAAGATTATCATAGAGCATGTCAAAGGAATTGTCATCAGGCATAGAGAACATATACCTGACCATATTTTTATATGGAATTTGATAGAGAGCAGATTTGTCCTCATGATCTCCAGGTAGGAAACCAATCTCTCTAGTAGGTACGAGTGACCTTACAATATAGATTTTATCATAAGGTGTATTTTCGTCAAGTACCTCTTGGAGTGCAAGGTACAAAGTGATAAAGGTTTTACCAGTACCTGCAGCACCGTGCAGCAAAATGTTTTGACCCTCAGCATACTGCTCAAAGACAGTCTCCTGATTAGGAGTCAGAGGATTGATTGGCACCATGTAAGATGCATCAATCGGTTTCTTTCTCCGAATCTGCTTAGCGGTCATGTTAGAAGGGACAG